AAAATTAATAAAAGAGCGTGGTACAAGTTACGCTTATGCAAAAGGTGTTGTGTATGGCATTACATCTAGTACAGCTTTAGGTAAGGCTCAAGCATATACACAAGATTATACAAAAACGCTTAATGACCAAGCAACAAGTGTAGCTAATGCTCAGGCATATTATGAAGATACAAAAACAATTGCGAAAGATGTAAGCGATGTTTATACAGCATTATTTGAAGAACAACTTCCAGTCAGAGTAATACTTGCAAGCGTTGAAGATATGGCTCAAAAGGATTTAACACAACAAGTTTACAGAGTTAATGAAAATGAGTTAGTAAATATCATTGATAATATTCAAGATGTTAAGAGTGCTTGGGGTAATATTACTGGTAAGATTTCAGGATGGTTCTCAGGTAATAGAGATTCAGTATCAATGTAAAGGTAAGAATATGTATCAAGAATTTTTTACAAGAACAATTGAATCAAAATTTATAAAAAATGTATTATATAACACCCCTCTCCCAACCTATAAGGTTGTGAGAGATGGTGATTATGTATTTGGTGGTAATACATATATTTACAAAGAAGATATTATTCGTGTAAATTATGTTTTTAATGAAGAGACAAGTACAGTTGTATTTGATGGAAGCGGCTTTTTAGGGTTTATTCCTCCAAGTGCAGAAAATAATGTTCCAGAAGCTGATAAAGTTTTAGCTACATATACTATTGTTGGAAATTATAATTTTGGTCAACTGTATCCACAATTTACAGAGAGATTTATTTCTGAATTTGGTTATTATGACTCAGGAACTCATGAGGCACTAGGAAAATACTTAAGATGCGTAAGAAATTTATATAATGTAGATTTAATGCCATTTTATAATTGTTTTTCTGGGAGATATGCATCAAATTTAAGTATAGCTAAATCAAGACAGCTTACATATTATACGATATATAAGTGGTTTAAATACCACATGCCTTTAACAAAAGGTGATAAAGTCACAGAGACATTTGGCGGTTCAGGAAAAGAAGTAGTAATAAAATATGGCTCATCAGCAAAATGTGATAAAACAGATGATAATAAGTATAGCGTATTTATTAAAACATTAATACCAAAGCCAAAGAAATTATCTGGAAATTATGTACAATTTGTTATAGAGACAGCCTCAAAAAATAAGAAGAAAAATGCCATCACAGAAAGTGGTGTATTTCTATGTGATGGTACAACAGATATTGTAGAAAATACTGATGGTTCATACACATTATTAAATGGGTATAAAGTAGTATGTCCAGAGGCACTTCCATCTAATCATGACATTATAACAGCAACCTCAGATAAAGCTTATCCACATGATGAATGGTTAGACGATTATTGGTATATGCACGCAGTTGTTCATCAATGGAATGCTTATCCAACATCAGCTCAAGCTACAGGTGCTAGACCAAAAGATAAAGTTACATTTATTATCTCTACATTAGATTTTAAAATATTATATAGTAGAGAAACAGATTTAACTTCAGATTTAAAGATAAGATTAAAAAATCCTACAGAGGTCCCACCAGAATCACTTGATGGTTGGTTTATTCAATTTAAAGAATTGTCTCCATCAGTTAAATACACAGATGTATTTAAAGGCACTGCAAATACTTCAATATCAGGACAGCAAATACAACAAAAATATGCGATGACTTTAAAGAAAGTTTATCCAGTATCTGTAATTAAAGATAAAACTCCTATTATTAAAGAGTCAATGGACCAAAATGCTTATCCAGATAAGGAGTATAAAGATGGGTATTGGTACGAGTATATTGGAAAGTCAGAATTTTCTACTAAGATTTCTAAAGCAGTCCCAATTTACACATTTGCAAATACAACAAATAATGAATATAAATTATTACAAATTCCAATTGAGTTAAACCAAGATTATACAATTGCTTTAGAGTCAGATTGCGAAATATATTTAGCGCCTGCCATTATAAAAAACAATAGAAGAGTAGTTGTATTAAGCGAAACAAAATCAAAAATAGATTTAACTGAAAGATTATATTCTAATATTGAAATGCGTGGTAAAACAACCTATAAACACCCATTCTCATATAGATTAAATTTAACTAAGAGTAATAGTTTTTATCCTTATATAACAGCAAATGAAAGGCATTTGTATTTATTAATACAAATACCAGCAACAGAACAAACAACAGTCACAGTTTTAGAAGGTAGTTATTTAAAACCAGATGAATGCGATAGATTATTTAACTGGGAAGGTTTTGAAGATTTACCTCAAGAGCAAAAAGATAAAGTTGTTTTAAGTAAATTATCTATGTTAATGATTAATGATAAAAAGAGTTATGCATTCCCACATAGATTAATAGAATACTTAACAAAGAATGTAATCACACCTTTAGAAGAGATTGATTATAATATTACAAGAGTTCAACAAGCTCAAGGTATATATGGATTTAATAAAATCACAAAAGGTATCTGGGATGAGATGATAAGATTATATTACTATGATTTTATGAAGAGTAATACACACATCGAACACTATGATTTAAATGGTTACATTGATAAAAATACCGAAAAGTGGTATGTATAAAATATAGGAGCTTATTAAAATGGCAGAAACATATCCTGGCAGTTTTAAAATGATAGATAACTATGTTTATCTATACCATACAGATACATTGTTAATAGTTCCAGAGTATGCCGACTCAGTAACAGACACTATTCAAGTTGATTATCAAACATCAACAGCATTAACAAGAACAGCACCAATTTATTCCTATAGTAATTCTGGTCCTCGTTCAATGCAGGTATCATTTAATCTCCATAGAGATTTAATGAAAGATATAAATAGTGGTATTGCTGGGACTCCAGTTCTAACTGCTGATGGCAGGGATTATGTAGATATATTTATTGACCAAATACAAGCAGCAGCACTTCCATCCTATCAATCTCCAGCAAAAATGGTAAATCCGCCATTAGTTGCTGTTAGACTTGGTAGTGATATATTCATTAAAGGTGTTGTCAGAGGTAGTGTTGGTGTAACATATAAATACCCAATAATTCCAGGAACAATACCATCTGGTAATAACACATATAAAGAAGATTTATCAAAACATAGATATTCTAATGTTGATGTAACATTTTCGATAGAGGAAACAGACCCTTATGATGCAGAAACAGTAATGCAAATGGGTAGTTTTAGAGGTTTATCAACAACATTAGAGAGAGTAATAAATGGTCACTTAGGTATCTAGGATTTAAAGTTATGGATGTATTAACAAATAAACAATATAAGAGTTATGATAGAATTAGTAGGTATACTAGATTTCCAACCTTTTATAATAAGGTGGATAATAAATATATGTATGGTACTACCGCACACTTAAAAGATACAACACCGTTCACTTTACACAAAGTAAGAAGAGGTGAAACACCAGATACTCTAGCTCTTAAATATTATAACAACCCAACTTATTATTGGGTTATACTAGATTTTAATAGAATGCAAGACCCATTCGCAGAATTAAAAGTTGGAATGTATATTAAAATCCCAACATTATCTACAATTCAATTTAATATGTAGAGGTGAATAAATGGCGAGAAGAGGAACTACAGAGTTTGTACAAAGAACCTCTACTCCTGCAAAAGGTAATAAATATTACACACAATCAGGGAGTGGTGGTTATTCAAAATGCATATTAGGTAACACTCAATACATAAATCCAATATCATGGAAAGGTTGTGTATTACCAAATTGTGTTGGGTACGCTTGTGGACGATTTAATGAAATAGAAGGCTCAGACGCAAAAGCAAAAACATGGCAATTAAATTGTAATGCTAAAGATTTCGCTTCAAGGGCAAGGTCAATAGGTTATACAGTTGGCATGACACCTGCCGTTGGTGCAATAATGGTATGGGGAAACAGTGGCGCAGGACATGTTGCCGTAGTAGAGAAAGTTGTCAGTAGCACAGAAGTTGTAATTTCACAATCTGGATGGTCAAGTAAACAATTATTCTGGAGAGCAACCAGAAAAAAAGGTAAAAATGGTCTTTGGTGTGATGGTGAAAGTTGGGCGCAGGGTAGATATAGTGATTTTAGGGGTTTTATTTACGCAAAGAATTTTGCCCCAGAAACCTTAGACTCAGATTTAACATCACAGCCAGCACAACAAGATACTGCTTTAGAAGAATATAATGAACAGGTTTATCAGCAATATCAAACCGTTGTATCACAAAATTACAATGAAATAAAAGGACAAGATTTATTATCTTCAACATCATTAGTTGAAAGTCCATTTATCATTGCTAAGATAGGTGACTATACTTTTGGTTCTTATACAAAAGAAGGTAGTATTGAGAAAGCTAATTCTACAGCAAAAGTAACATACCCTAATTACATGAAGTCTATTTCAATTAATAAGACTAACGGTGTGTTAAATGTATACGAGCTTAAAATGGTATACCAAATTATTCCTGGTAAAGACCCGAACTTATTAGACAGAGTTTTCAGTACAATTTCTAATTCAAGGGAAATTACATTAAGTTACGGAGATTGGTGTGCACCATCATTTATATATAAAGAAGAACAAGCAATTGTTACAAAAGTAACATCCAATATTGATTTTGCTTCACAATGTATTAACTATACATTAAGCTGTACAAGTAAAGCGTTAGCTGCATCAGCGCAAACATTCCATTTTGATGCTTATTCAAGTTCAAATAAGAAAAAAGGTAGCGATATAATTAAAGGATTATTAGCCTCAAAGAAGTATGGTTTGGCAGATGTATTTACCGCTATGAATGACAGTCAATTTGTAGCAGATATGGGATTAATACCAGGTGACGATAAACCCATCGAAACAGAAGCCAGAGATATGACCGTAATACAGTATTTAAATTATATTGTTGGTTGTATGAGCTCAGCTACAAATGATGATAGCACAGTAATTAAAGATTCAACATACCATCTTATTATAAATGATGATATTAAAGGGTTGTATTTTAAAATTTGTAAAGTTGGCACAACAACAAGAACTAAAACATCAAGTGATGTATATGAAATAGATATTGGATATCCAACAAGTACATTAGTTACATCATTTGATATAAATACTGATAATTCATGGGCAATATTATATAAATATGATGAAAAAGTAGATTTAAACAACTACAGATATGATGTAGGGGATGATGGTAAGATATATTCAGATTATGTCCAATCATCATCAGCATTATCGGCATATTATAAGAGGGTTACTGAAATTGATAAGACTTGGTGGACAAGAATGACACAGTTCCCAATAACTGCGACCTTAACTATTAAAGGCTTATTGAGACCAGCAATTCTAATGAATTATCTAAGAATTAATACATATTTCTATGGTCAAAAACACATTTCTTCAGGAATGTATATTATAACCAAGCAAGAAGATACAATTGATGCAAATGGTTATAAAACTACATTATCATTAACTAGAATTGCTGGCGACGAAGATGAAACTCAGAATTTTAGTCAATTAGCAGTTGTAAATATGAAGAATACGTCCTATACTAAATAATAGAGGTAAGTATGGTTACAAGAGCAATAATTGAAGAGATTGTTGAAACAAATAAATATAGAGTGAGAATTCCGACTTTAAACAGGTCGGAGTACTCACCATTAGGAACATCATTTGATAATTTATATATTGCTACAGTTTCAATGATGCCAAATTGTAAACCAAATTTTCAAATTGGCGATGCTGTATTTGTAGCATTTGAGAATAATGCGGAAAGCAAGCCAGTTATTATTGGTCAATTATTAAGAGATGAGAGCACAGCATTAAATCCAATTATTAATTGCGATAGTATTTCAATAACTTCAGGAGCGCACCTTCCATATACAACATCAATAGGAGAGGTTACACCTACTGAGATTGAATGTTTAAAAGGCATTAATAAGAACCTACAATTTCAATTAGAAATTTTAGAGCAAAGGATAGCTAAATTAGAAGAGAAGCTTCAAAATTCTCAAGGAGAATAATAAATGTATTCAATAGCTTTTCCAGATATGTTTACAACAACAAAAACAAATCTGGTAACAGACCACAAAGCAACGGCACAAAATTTATTATTAATGTTAAAATCGGATAAGACCTCATTGTTTGGTGACCCTTATTTTGGAACTATTATTAAGAAATTAATATATGAACAAAACAGTGTAATTTTACAGGATTTATTAATAGATGAAATTTACTCATCAATTTTAACATTTATGCCACAAGTAAAAATTAATCGTAATGATATTAAATTAAAATCTACTGGTGATGCAATTTATGCAACGGTACAATGTTTAAATTTATTAGATTATCAGATTGATTTATATGAGATAAAGTTAACTGCAGACGAATAATAAAAAGGAAGTATAGAAGTAAATGGCAACAACAACAAATGAAAATTTAATTTCCAACTCTTCTTATACAGAGAAAGACTTTCAAGTTATTTATCCAGCTTTACTAGACTTAGTAAAGAAATTAACTTTAAGATGGGACCCAAGTGCGTCTAACGAATCAGACCCTGGTGTACTTTTATTAAAGTTAAACGCATTAGTTGCAGATAAATGTAACTACAACATTGATAAAAATGTACTTGAATGTTTCCCACTTTCTGTAACTCAGGAAACAAATGCGAGACAACTATTTGAACAACTTGGTTATTATATGCATTGGTATAAAGGTGCTACAACAACCGTTGTATTAAAATACATTAAATCTCAAACATCACCAACAGATTATACAGGAGAGGATAATACATCTACTTCAGATGATACTATTATTTACACAATTCCTAGATTTACAATGGTTTGTGATGCAGATAGTAAAGTTGTATATACTTTAGTAGAAGAAAAGACATTAAAGAGTGATGGTACTCTTCAAACTTTCGACGCAGTTCAAGGTATAGCTGTTAAATTTGAAATTAATGGGGAAACCTTAGTAACAACATCTGATTTAGATTCTAACAATAGATTATATTTCACAGATACTAAAATTGCCGAGAATGGTATTTTCATTCATAACAAAGGTGTAGAAAATTATAGCAGCTGGGTGAAAAAAGATAATTTATTAGTAGAGCAGGTTAGTTCATCTAACTGCTTCTATAAATTTGGCATATCCCAAGATATGAATACCTGCTATATAGAATTCCCTGAAAATGCAGAAGAATTATTCCAAGACGGTATAGAAATAACATATATAAAGACAGATGGTGAAGGCGGAGATATTGCTGCATACGCTCTTGAAAATTTCTATCAAGATGTAACAGTTAAAAACCCTGCTTCAACATCTGCTGAAAATGAAGAAATTACATTAACAACCGAAACAGTAAGTATCAAGAATTATTTTGTTGGTGGTGGCGGAAAGAACCCAGAAACAATTAATGATGCTTATTTAGGTTATAAGAAAACCGTTGGAACATTTAAAACCTTAGTTACACTTCGTGATTATATGAATGCTGTAGCGAAGTCAAGTTTTGTATCAAATGCTTTAGTTTGTGATAGAACAACAGACCCACAATCTACATATAATATCATGACACAAAACGGTTCTGTAAACCAAGCAATCAATGAAGTTGAAGTATCAACAGATTATGATATTCAGGGTTATTTATATCCACAAAATGAAAATGGTGATTTTTATGAAGATGAAGAACATAAACACATGATTGACCCTAATGTGGATAAGAACTATCTTGATATAACCCCAGATGAAAACAGACAACCTATAAACAAATCATACAGATTAATTTACAAAAACGATGAAGTGACAGGTGCTTCAATGCATAAGTATATCGAAGCTAATGCAGTAGAAAAACCAGCATTAAAAGCATTTGATATAAAGATGTATTTATTATCTGCAGTTGCTTTAATTAATAGCGCAACAACATTTAATAAAACATTTAACCTTGAGAGAGACTCGTCAGTTCAAGATATTGTAAATGCAGAGCTTGAAGAATATAAAATTGTTCAGCATGATGTAGCTTCAATATTAAAAGATAAGTTATGCTTCATTAAGAATAAGTACCCTATTAATTGTACAGTTATTCCACAATATGCTGTTACAGAAGCACAATCTCTTGAAATTACAAGAAATATTAGACAGGCATTATATGATAATCTAAATTCAGCCAAATTAACATTTGGTGATGAGGTTTCATATGAAACAATTTATAATATTATCTTAGACTCTGATACAAGAATTAAAGCAATAGCACTTGATAGGTTAACTTATACAAGTTATGCTGTTTACATTGACAGTGAAGATAATCAAGTAAAAGAAGTTGATTTATCAAATTACACTTCTTATTACCAAGATACATACACATTATCAAATGAAATCAGCGGCACAACATTAGGTACATTATCAGTAAGTGCTACTATATTAAATGATGAAGGTCAATCATTAGGTAAATCACAAAATATAGAATTAGTTGATGATGCCGAAACATTCAGATATGGTTTAATTAAGTTCACAGATAAAAATGAGTGCTATTCAGATAATGCTTTATTATATAGAAGAGGTTCATGGTTAACATTAGGCTCAGTTACTGGTAGTAATATATCTATTTATAAGAATACATCAGCAACAACACCTGCATTAACCATTAGTAAAGAAGTTGTTAGTATAGTTAAATCAAGTGGTAATTACTACGAGATTTCACGATATGGTCTTTATGAAGGTGAAACTTCAAAGAAGTGGAAGACATTTTATATTAAAAAATCTGATGTAACAGAGACTTATTCATCCAAGAAGATTAAATATGCAGAAAATATTGTAAGAGTTGCACCAGGATTATATAACTGGATGTTAACAAATTCAGAAGATATAACACATGATGTAAGCGATATTGAAGTAGATAATGATAAAGCATCTGAATTCCGAATTGATATTTATGCAAAATCTGTTTTAGCTGGTACAACACAATTCTTTGTTAAAGATACAGACTTTGATTATGGTATTAACCAAAAGTATCAATTACTTGAAAGAAGTATTGGAAGATTAGATGCCACAGTTGATGTAGAATTTAAGCCAACAGTAGGTGATGATTTAGAGCCTTGGACTTATGAGATGAGAGAGAATGAAACAATTCAATTGTTAGCTCCAAATCTTTTAGAGTCAAAGAACTTTGGAACAAATATCAGGTTCGAATATTATATCCCTAAAGCTGAAGGTAAGATTACTGATAGTATTCCAGCTAACAGTGCCTATAAATTAAATGCAAACGAATATATTGCATTTTATTGGGCAGAGTCAACTGGAACAGCAACAGGCTATGAATTTGCAATATTTGGTGCAGGAACAATTATACAGCCAACATTTACAATGGCTAAAGATGTTCCATCTAAATACAACCAATTAATTTGTACAAACCCAGATTATAATTTAATTGGAAAAATGTATCCAGTTACAGTAAATAATCAGACATATCAATATTATTCTGGAAACTCTTATTCAGAAGTTAATGCAGATAATTTAACAGCAGCTATTAAGAAATTAGTAAATGCTGAAAATGTTCTTACAAGCAATCGTGAAATTAGCATTATGGTTATGAATTCCATCGTTTTAAGTAAGACATCTGATTATTGTTATTGGGTATTAAACGAAAAAGAAAATGATAGGTATTATCTATTCAAAGTAACAGATGGACCTACCAGAATATTAAAAGCTGGAGAGTACTTCATTTATACCACAACCAATGGTGCAGATATGCATATTCTTGGAGCTGGTACAAAGATTTATAAACCTGGTTCATTATCTTCTGATTTATTTGTTGATGCAATGGATTATTCAACAATTATTGAAGGTGGAATATTGACATTAACGAACTACTGGATGCCATTAAACGGTATTGAGTTAGATATTACAGAAATGCAATATCATTTATTCGGTGATGGTGTTATGGTTAATATTCAACCAACAGATGGTGATTTCATTGACTCAATCGAAGCAACAGGAGATGGTTTAACAAAAACATTTGACTTAAGATGGGATGTTAAAGAAGTATTAAATGCCAAAGTCGGTGGCGGTGCAGCTGTTGAACAATCAAAAGCAGTAAATTATACAACTGAAACAGCTTATAAAAAATGGGATACTATTAAGTACGAAAATAAATATTATAGAGTATCTAACAGTATAAGCGCAGATGATAATACTGATTGGGAAACATTTAATCAAAAAGCTCAACCTAAAGTAGCAGAAACATTCTATACAGTTGAAAATAATAAAACAATAACATTTAGCCCAACACCACAAAAAGATTATGTTGTACATGTTGATATGTCTACAAATACAATTAAATTAACGAGTGATGTTGATAAGGATTTAAATGGCTGTACAATAAAATATAAAGAAAACATTAATGATAGTTGGACAATTGTCCCAGATGTAGTAATAGCAGATAGTGAATTACAAACAAAAAATAACTGGTCTGGAAGAACAAATTTAAGAATTAATGCTTCTAATAGTACAGCACAATATATTCAAGCAGGTCAAAAAGTTTACTACTATTTCTATGATAAAGAAGCGAAGACAATATCAAGTACATATGACGGTGTAATTGACCCATATGAACAAAATTGGGGTGGGGAAGCTTACTTATTCACATCAAGATTAATTAATAATGTTGGAGGTTTAAATATCTCGACATTACAAAAAGATGAAAATGATGTAGACCAGCCAATTGATATTTATGCATATATTCATGGTGATATGAGTAAAGACATTAAAATTCTTGATAATGGAAGTACAATGGTAATCTTCCAAGAAGATACTTCTGAAGGTGCTCCTGCATGGACTCAAACACAGGAGAAATATATCACATTCAGACTTCCTGCTGGTAACTACATTATGCCTGTATATCACGATACAGACGATGAGCTTATAGATGAAGTATTTATGTATTTAGATAGAGGTACAGTTGAACCATTAAATCCAACAAATACCTATAGCTCTGGTGATATAATTAGTGCAAAAGTTGTTACTGTTAATGCTTTACCAAGTAAAGGTGATACAAATACTATTTATTTAGTAGCTGAAACCGTAACACCTACACCACCAACACCAGTAAAGTTAGCAGTGGATACAGTTCAGGAATTAGCTGCACTCGATACATCTACATATTCAATCAATGATATATTCCAAGTAAATTCTGATATTAGATTTAAATATTTCACAACATATTATAAATTAATAGATAAAGAAAAGACTGGAATGAATAGATTTGAGTTTATGCAAAGTCAAGAGCCAGTACTGCAGGGGTATAAACAATGGATGTTTATTAATAATATTTGGAAGTCTTCATCAGTCTTATTATCAGAAGAGGAAATGAATACATTCCAAGGCACAAATTATTATGAATACATATCCTCAACTCCTTCATCACCTGCTACAACTTTAGTATTCGTTACAAATAAGACTGTATGGCAGATGACAGCAGGAGAGATGTTATATCCTATGGGATTATCGGATGCTGATAAAAAGCCCAAAAATGCTAATATGTACAAAGCTGGCAACTATTATTTAAGGGTTAAGGATTTACCTGATGGGGATGCTGGTACATTCTTTGTAAAAGTATTAGTAAAGATACATTATATTAAAAATTATGCACCTGGTGAAGTGCCTGTTGTCACGGTAGTAGTACCACCAATCTTTAAGTATTCAGACTCATCTGCATTAGCTGAAGATGAAGAACTTAATGCAAAACTCTTTACCAAGATTAATCAGCGTATAAGAGAGTTGGATATACATAATTTATTTGATTATACATATGTAGTTGATGAAGATTACGAAATTAAAGACCCGCTTGCGAGTGATTCATACTTAAATGTAAATCATGTAATGAATAATTGTACAATTCCACAATTAGATACTGGTAATGCAACACTTTATGTAACAAATAAAATAAAGGGGTAAAATATGGCATTAATCAGATTTCAAGATAAAGTGCCTTATGAGTATGTTGATAAATCAAGAGATTTCCAACTACTCTGCAGGCTATATGATGTATTAATTAACGGTGTAAAATATGATATTGATGGGATTGAGAGATTAGTAAACACTCACGAGTGTAAATCAAATATATTGCAACTCCTTCAAACAAAACTAGGATTTTTTACACCTAAGAATTATACAGATACATCTTTAAGAACTATACTAGAGTGTTTCCCTTTCCTCGTCAAGAGGAAGGGAACACGAGTAGCAATTGAAGAAACTGTGTATATGTATCTGAAAATAATCGGACTTGAAACAGAAATTAAAGTTGATATTATTAATGATACACCCACAAAAGAGCAATTGCGATTATATGGTTCAAGAATAACAGACCATAGTGTAGTTATTGGTATTGAAAGTTTACAACAAGATGTAACGCTTTTAAAAGATGTTTTAAGATATATTATTCCATTTGGGTATAATGTATTCTTCTACTTCTTCGTAAATTCATCAACAGATGATTACTACACTCATAGTGAGCGTGCACAAATCGTATTAGTAAGTAATGATATTAATTCTGCATTAATGGGAGGAGTTCCTGTGACAGATAAAACTTACACAAGACCTGAGTACAATGCTGTACATCAGATTATTCCAGAGAGAGAAGAGCATCCATATAGTAAGTACTGGGATAGTGAAACTAAACAGTACAAGAATGAACCTTCTCAATCAATGATTAGTACAATCAATATGATTGAGGCTGGAGTATCAGAGTCAATTGAAATTGATACTAAAAAAGAGCCTTGGAAGATTACAAAACAAAGCATTTTGAGTGAAGAGAAAGATATTACAGAGTAGGTACATTAAATGAGTAATGATATAAATTCAACAACATTAACATACCAAGGTGTGGTAGATATTTCTTATATGATAAATGGCAGAGAAGTTAAATTTAGAGGTCACAACGAGGGTTTAAGAGCTATGTTTAAATTCATCTCAAAAATCCTCGCTGGGGATTTATCCACAGCAGCAAATGACGCACCTACATATTTAGATATTAAATGTGAGTGGTCAGATGGTGTTGAGCAAAAGAAGCCATCAGTATTATACAGCCCGTTAAGTATTTCTGACCCTACATATTTCTTTGACTCAAAATTAGGGTGGGTTTCTAGGTTTAAAATAGTCTTATCATATAATATGATTAATTTCGACTTCATTGAAACACAAGTTCCTAATGAAGCGGAGACATACTTCTATTTAGTTGCTGGTGACGGTAAAACAGAGTTTGCGAGATTACAACTAAAGGAAGATGATATTAAATTAACAGATATTGTTCCTGGTACACAGGGATTAATTCAATGGACACTTATTTTTGAAAATAAATCTACAACAGGAGCATAAAAATGGCAGTAAATCTTAATATAACAAGTAAGAATATAGCAGTATTTCCTGCTGTAAATAGAGATATCGAGCAAAGTAACGATATCTATTCCAGACATACCTCAGAGCAGTTTTTAACAGGTATTGTTAATAAGCTGATTGATAGAGATGGTTTTGTTATTACAGAAAAAGAAGATTTTAATTCTGGATTACGATTTGCATTCAATATTCACGGTTATTATTTCGAAATTGATGATTTAGATAAGATAATCAAAACACAAGATGCAGTAGAATTACCAGCTGGCGCATTTCTTTATGCATACATTAGATTAGAAAAGCATGGTGTATGGACAGAATTAGTCGGCAATGATGCAACTCAGGAGTCTGGTAATGATGGTGACCCAACTACATATAAGTACACAAGTCTTACCATCACAAGCGTAAAACCAGTAATTCCAGAAACAGAAAAAGATACCACATTTTTCCTTACAATTCTTGGAAAAACTCCAGCTGGTGAATCTGTCAATAAAGACTGGAATGGTACAGGTTGGTATGTGCCAGAAGATAGTTATATAAAGTTTGACGGTCCTTCATTCATCTTAGATACAATAGATGGTGGAGACTTAGATAAGTTAATAATTGTGTAAATTTCACAAAAAACTTGTAAAAAACGCTTGACATAACTTAAAATCAACACTATAATAATGTATAGGTAAACAAATACCTATACATTATTTTATTTTAGGTAAAAATATATAAAGTCAAGGAGGCTATCATGCCAGATAACGAAAAATTAGATATCATCGAGTGCCCAAATTGTCACGCACAATATCTCCCAGTGGAAATTTTTATACCAGATGCTTTCTTCGGGAAGCCTGTACATATAGAAAGAGATGCACAGAGAAAAATTATTGATATTATTGGACCTTACACAAACCCATATGAACATTATATTTGTGATTATTGCAATAAGCCATTTAAAGTTCATGCAAAGATACAATTTAACACAAAGAGTGAGGTTAAGTTCGATTTTGATGCAGATTATTCAACAAAATTAAAGAAAGAGTCATTATTCTTAAATGAAGAAGATGATTAATTAAGAGGTTTTATTATGAATATGAACGATTGGGCTGAGAACGAAATAAAGATAGCCTGTAAAATAGAAAATCCAGATTGGACACCAGATAGCGGTGAATTTGATTATGGTTGCTCATGTTATACTTCAGCATTAAAAGCTTATAAATCAATGTTAGAAGATGAGCATAGTGGAATGAGTTGGAGTTTAACAGTTGGCGTTTTAAATAGACTTCTCAAGCATAAACCATTATCCTCAATTGTAGATGAAGACTTTAACGCCACTCAAGAGAATGAAATATTTTATACTAAAGAAGATTTAGAGTCTGCTGGTTTAAAATCGAAGAAACAATGTCCAAGAATGTCATCACTATTCAGGGATGAATTTTTAGATGGGACAATAAAATATACAGATGTTGATAGATATTATTGTTTTGACATAAACGAACCAGATTGTACATATACTGGCGGTATGGCTACAAAATTAATTGATGAATTATTCCCAATAAAGATGCCATATTACCCACCATCAACACCATATAAAATTGCCTGTGAGGAATTAACCAATGGTGAAGGTGAAGAAGAATGTTGTATGTGTGCTTATCTTTATATAATAACACCAAGTGGTGATAAGGTAGATGTTAATAAGTTCTATAAACAAGTAAAAGATGGTGAACCTGTTACAACTTCATATGAATCACCTTCATTCATAGATGCGAATGGGAACGAAGTTACTGGGCAAGTTCGTGAGATTACATATCAGCCAACAAAATGGGTTGATATTACATCAGAAGAATATTATAACAAGAAGGAACTTTTACAAGATGTTTCTAAGCAAAAAGAATAGAGAACTACTGATAAATATTATTATGGCAAATCAAATAATATTGAATGCTTATAATAAATTAGAAGGGTTCGACCAGATACAAGCTTTTTCACAGTTTTGTGAGAATTCGGCAAATGCTTTATTTTTACTAGGCGGCTCAAAAGCTGTTGATGAAGCAAAGGAGTATATATTTATTAATGATTCTAATAGAAGAGAAAAAACCAAATAAGATGCCAGGGTTGTCGTCATTATTTATTTCATTTAATTATAATGCGGCAATAGTTGAGATGTTAAAAACATTACCAAACTTTACCTATGATGCAAAGACACATATTTGGGAAACACCAGTTACTAATTTATCTAAATTATTAACACAATTAAATACAATTGATGATATAACATTAAAATTATTAAAAGATAAAAAACAACCTACGCACGAAAATATAGAACTTCACCATTATAAAACAACACCATATGAGTATCAAAAACAAGGTATTGAATATGGTTTACAAAAAGGTCATGAGAAGTTTTTATTATTAGACGCTCCAGGACTTGGTAAATCTTTACAATTAATATATCTGGCACAAGAATTAAAAGAACGAGAGGGTTTAAAACACTGTCTCGTTATTTGCGGTGTTAATACATTAAAATTAAACTGGAAAAATGAGATTACAAGACACTCAGATTTATCATGTAGAATTCTTGGGGAACGAGTTAATAAGAAGGGTAAACTTACAATAGGTTCAGTTAAAGATAGATTAGAAGATTTAAAAAACCCAATTAAAGAATTCTTTGTAATTACCAACATTGAAACTTTAAGAAATGACGATATAATTAAAGAAATTCTTAAAGGTAAAAATAATCAATTTGATATGATTGTTGTAGATGAAATTCACACATGTAAATCAAATACTTCTCAACAGGGTAAAAACCTATTAAAATTAAATAAAGCTCCACATCTTATTGGCGCAACAGGTACTTTATTATTAAACAACCCTGTAGATGCTTATGTTCCACTAAAATGGATTGGAGCAGAAAACGGAACATTTACAAACTTTAAATATTATTATTGCAACTATACAGGTCAATTTAATAATATTTTATTAGGATTTAGAAATCTAAAGATACTACAAGACCAGATTGATAGATACTCATTACGACGCACAAAAGACTTGTTAGATTTACCTCCAAAGAATATAATTAATGAAATTGTTGAAATGGAGCCATCACAAGCTAAGTTTTATGAAAATATTAAGAATGGTATTATTGATGAGGTTGATAAAGTAGAACTTAAACCAGCCGCTTTACTTTCAATGGTTACTAGATTAAGACAGGCTACAAGTTGTCCAGCAATATTATCCTCATCAGATATTGACTCTTCAAAGATAAGCAGAGCCTGCGACTTGGTTGAGCAAATTATCAGTAACAATGAAAAGGTTGTAATATTCAGCGCATTTAAGCAGACACTTGATGTATTAAAAGATAAGTTAAGCACATATAACCCACTTCTTTGTACAGGGGATATTAAAGATAATATTATATCAGAGAATATAGAGCAATTTCAGAATAACCCAGATTGTAAAATAATGTTAGCTACAGTGCAAAAGATGGGAACTGGTATTACATTAACATCCGCAACAAATGAGATTTTCATCGATTGTGCGTGGACACAGGCACAAAACTTACAATGTGAAGACCGTATATATAGAATTGGTTCACAAAATCCTGTATTTATTTATTATCTATGGAATAACGACACAATAGATTTAAGGGTAAAAGAGATTGTAGAATCCAAAGAAGCTATAGCGGATTTCATAGTAGATGGTACATGCCCACCTAGACTTGCTGCAAAATTAAAAGAAATTGTTCAAGATTTACGCTCAGAATAGTTGACAAACATATTTTTTAGTAGTACAATTAGTGTAATGATTACAGAAGGGAGAAAAATATGATATTAGATTTACTTAGTCAGTCTAACCAAATGTCATTTAATATTCTTATTGCACAGATGTTTGGTCTTGAGTCTGCAGTATATCTGTCTGAGCTAATGACAATTAATGAGAAGGCGGTCAGAAAGAATAAGCTGGAAAAAATTGGCAGTATAAAATATTTTACAGTTTCAAGAGAGTATATTAAATCTCGTACTACAATAACACCAGCAAAACAAAAAGAAATTGATGAAAGATTACGTAATGTAGGTGTTATCTCAATTAGTAAAGATAATGATAATATGTTATGCATCGATTACAATATTCTTGCAGGAATATTTGGAACCGATTTAGAAAAAGATACAAAAGAAAAAATTCAAAAGATTGCAAAAAAGAGAACTCAAGAACAAAAAGAAGCTTCAAAAGAATCAGCAAAAATCTCAAAGCATAGATTTTTTGCTTATAAAGAAATTGATGAATCTGATTTAGCAGACCCAATAAAACTTGAATTAAAGAAGTGGGTAGATTGTATACTTGAAAAAAGTGGTTATATAACAGCCGCAGCAGTAAGGGATAATATACAGGCAATCAAGGATTACAAACCAAATGATATTCAATTATCCATTAATTTAATCAATTATGCAATTTTAAAATGTTGGGTACATATATCAGCGGCAATAGATAGTTATAATAAGAAAGAAGTTTCATTCCCAAGAAATGAAGAGCTTGATAGAAAGATAGCTTTAGAAAATCTAAGTGGAGAGGTGTTCTAATGAGTGAAGTAATTAAAACAGGTATGAGCTCTCAATGCTATTATCAAAATACTTGCAAGAAGTATAAAGATAATCCAAATTGTGAGTGTAAATTTAATGATGTATGGTGTGATAGGGTTGCAAGATTACAGCAACTTTACAACAATACATTATTAACAGATATGCAAAAAAAACCATTTAGATTGATTATGAATGAAGGTGGGGAGGATTATGAAGCTTTTCAAAAATTAGCTTTATTTTCCAAACATATGGATGATTTCGTTACTAAAGGTAAAAATTTATATATTCATTCTAACATTTGTGGAAACGGTAAAACATCTTGGGCAATTAAATTAATGCAGTCTTATTTAGAAAGTTGTTGGTATAAACTACCTCCAGATGAATGTCAAGCTTTATTTATTAATGTGCCAAGATTTCTAATCGAGTTAAAAAATAATATTTCAGAGAAAAGCGAATATGCTCAATATATTTTAAATAATGCATTAACAGCAAAGCTAATTGTGTGGGATGAGATTGGAACAAAAGAATTAACCACATATGAAAACGAGCATTTATTATCTCTAATTAATTCAAGACTCGATGCTGGTTTAGCAAATATTTATATTTCAAATTTAAATAGAGATGCATTATTAGAACAGCTTAAAGATAGATTATATAGTAGAATTGTTCAATCTTCAATTGATATTGAATTCAATTCCCCTAATAAGAGAGGTATGGGAGTACACTAATGATTCAAGTTCAGTTTATTAATAAGATACTTCAGACTGGTGACGCAAGTTGTATCTCCAAACACAACCTCACTGAAGATTTCTTTCCTTTATGTAAGGATGAATTCAATTTTATAAAAAATCATTTTAACCTTTATGGAACTGCACCTGATAGAGAATCATTCTTTGCTAAGTTTCAAGAGTTTAGAATACTTGATGTTAACGAATCATTTGACTTTTTATTAAAAGAGTTATTTGATGATAGAAAATCAAGAATAATTGCTAGAAGTTTTAACACAGTAAAAGAAAAAATACAAGCAAATAAAGTAGATGATGCAGTAGCCGAAATTTACAAAACAAATGAAGCATTAACAATTTCATCATCTCTTGAAGCTGACGATTTCTTTGAAACAGCACTAGCAAGATATGATGCATATGTTGATAAGAGTTTATCATTTGATAATTACTATGTAAAAACTGGTTTGCCAGAACTTGATGAAATCATAGGTGGTTGGGAAAGAGCCAATGAACTTGTTACTATTGTTGCAAGAACTAATGTTGGTAAATCCTGGATTTTAATTAAATCAGCAACAGAGGCTATTAAACAAGGATTACGAGTAGGTATTTATGAAGGTGAAATGACTACTGATAAAGTAGCATACAGAATGGATACATTTATCGGACATGTAAGCAATAGTGGTATTACTCATGGTGATATTAAAGTACAAAATGAGTATAAACAGTATATAGAGACATTACGCTCTGAATTCCCAAATGGATATTGTAAAATTCTAACACCAGAGAGACTTGGCGGATTAGCTACAGTGTCACAACTTCGTGGTTTTATAGAAAAGTATCAATTAGATATATTATTTGTAGACCAGCACTCACTTCTTGAAGATGAGAGAAAAGGACATACTCCAATTGAAAAAGCTTCAAACATCTCAAAAGATTTAAAAGCTTTACAGGTGTTAAAGAAAATTCCAATTATTACAGTATCTCAGCAAAATAGAAGTGCCGCAGATGATGGTGTTGGTACTGAGCATATCGCTCAATCAGATAGAATTGGTCAGGATAGTACTATCATTCTTGGTGTTGAGAAGAATAAAGACCAATCAATGTTGATTATTACATTAGTAAAATCAAGAGACTCTGGAAAAGGTCAAAAGCTTAAATATATACATAATTTTGATAAAGGTACCTTCCAATATGTACCAGAAGAACAGTACGATGGGGATAACTTTGATAAAGAGAGAACAGAACATCTTAAAGATGAATATGTTATTACTCCAGATGAGATTTCACCATTTTAAGATATTATGAATGTAGATAAAGTTTATTACGAATTTAAAGAAAAATATCCTTCGTATGCAGTAGGTATTATTGAATATACCGAGGATAAATATAATTCAATTAAATTTACATTTTCTGATGGTAGAACTGCTTGGTATTATCCAGTAGAGTATCCAGTAGAAAAAAAGAAAACAAAGAAAAGAACTTAATATGCAATTAATAATTGACAACAATTTCATAATTAACAAGCCGATTGATACAATTATATATGCATTACAAAGAGAAGCTAACTGGGAAGTGTTTCCTAAAATAGTAGAAAAAGATGACTATTTAAGCGTAACATGCCCATTTCACAAAGAAGGTAAAGAGTCTCACCCATCCTGTTCTATATATACAGGTACAGATTCAGATGAGATTATACCTGGAACATATCATTGTTTTACATGTGGTGAAAAAGGTCAATTATATCAGTTAGTTGCATTTGTTTTAAATCTAACCGACGAAGAAGCTAAAAAATGGTTAGTGGAAAGGTTTGGTGATGAGTATGACGGTGAAGGTATAAATTTTCCAGAGTGGGATGAACCAAATAAAAAGTCTAAAAAAGAGCCTACTTATTTAGATGAGACTATATTATATAAGTATGCTTATTATCACCCATATTTACAACAGAGAAAGATTGATTTTGAGACAGCAAAGAAATTCAACATTGGTTGGAATGAGTCAAAAGATACAATAACATTTCCAGTATGGGATGAGAGCAATAGACTTGTAATGATTACTGAACGCTCAATTAGTAAAAAGAATTTCTATATACCTGCAGGCGTAGAAAAACCAGTTTATTTATTAAATACGGTTTTAAACGAAGGTTGGAAATATGTGGTAATTTGTGAATCACAATTCAACGCTTTAACCTGTTGGACTTATGGAATTCCAGCAGTAGCATTATTTGGCACTGGTACTGATTATCAGTATGAAATACTACGAAATACCAATATTAGAAGCTATATCTTATGTTTTGATGGAGATGAGGCTGGGTTTAAAGGTGCTATACGCTTTAAAAAAGCTATGCCTAGTGATGTGTTTGTAGATGTAGTTAAAATGCCTATTGGTAAGGATGTAAATGATTTAAATAAAGAAGAATTCTTTAATATTTTAAAAAATAATGGAATTTTGCTTGACAATTATCAAAAATAATGCTACAATTTTAACTGTAGATAAAATTATATTTCAAAGATGTTTTTTATAAGGAGATGTAGAAATGGCAAGAACACCAATTTCAGCAATTGCACAGTTCGCACCGTGCACAATCAACATTAGAGGTAAGGTTGCATTTTCTAGAATTGCAAGTCGTATTGAAGGTCAAGAACTCGCAACACAGAATATGCAGGCAGCAGCAAAAGGTAGAATCCAGCATGCTAAGCCTTATATTTTCATTACCATTAATAACCCAGTTATCCTGGATAATGGTAAGCTTCCAGAACAAGTAAAGAATTGCATTCAAGAAAGATTCTTTGCAAGACAGGATGGTACTGTTTGCTTTACTCAAGAAAGCAAGTCCCCATTCCTTCCTACAGTAGTTTACAGCGGCGAAGCTGGTGAACTTAAGGGTCAGGGTATTGCAGATAAAGATAACCCTCTTCAAGCAGAACTTGCTAGAGACCTTGATGTAACACTTGGTGTAAATCTTTATAGCAAGAATGGTTTCTCTGGTCTTGGTCTTAATTATGTATTAATTAATGAGCCAATTAGATATTATTCCAACTCAGCTCTTGCTTCAACACTTGAAGCTCAAGGAATTACCTATACACCAGTTCAACCAACCGCAGCACCTGCACAGCAAGCTCCAGCAGCACCTGTTGCTCCACAGGCACCAGTATATACAGCACCTCAGGCTCCAGCAGCACCACAGGCTCCTGTTTATACACCTCAGGCTCCTGTTTACACACCACAGGCACCTGTTTACGCTGCACCACAGGCACCTCAAGCTCCAGTTGCTCCACAGCCTGCTTTTGCGGAGAGCGACCTCC